CAGTACCAAGACGAAAAGGTGCTGTTGCTGACCTACTACGGGCTGGTGCCGAAGGAGTATCTGCTAAAAGACGAGAAAATTGAGGAACTTTTCCCGGAAAGTAGCGTCGCGGATGAGTATTCGAACTTGGTAGAGGCGATTGTTGTCATTGCCAACGATGGAATACTGCTAAAAGCCGAAGAAAACCCGTACATGATGAAGGATCGTCCTGTCATCAGCTACCAAGACGATACGGTGCCCAATAGACTGCTGGGCCGGGGGACGGTGGAGAAGGCGTTCAATATGCAAAAAGCTATTGACGCACAGGTACGGTCGCATTTGGACTCTCTGGCGCTGACAACCAGCCCAATGATCGCGGTAGACGCGACTAGGCTACCAAGAGGCGCTAAATTTGAGGTAAAACCGGGTAAAGCGTTCCTTACCAACGGCCCACCGAGCGAAATTCTGTACCCGTTCAAATTCGGGCAGACAGATGGCAATAATTTGCAGACGGCCAAAGAGTTTGAGCGGATGCTGCTGCAAAGTACGGGTACGCTGGACGCGCAAGGCGCCATAACAAACGGTGCGCGGGACATGGGCCAAGGCGGCATGAGCATGGCCGTGGCGTCCATCATCAAGAAGTACAAGCGGACGCTGGTAAACTTTCAAGAAGACTTCCTGATACCATTCATTCACAAGGCTGCGTTCAGGTACATGCAGTTCGACCCAGAACGCTACCCAAGTGTGGACTTGAAATTTATCCCAACGGCAACTTTAGGCATCATAGCGCGTGAATACGAGCAGCAGCAGTTCATTGGGCTATTGCAGACTCTTGGGCCAAATACGCCAGTACTGCCGCTGATTTTGAAGGGCATTTTGAACAATTCTAGCCTGACAAACAGGTACGAATTGATGGCCGCGCTGGAGAAAATTAGCGAACCAGATCCTAACGCCAAGATGGCACAAGAACTGCAAATACAGGCAGCACAGGCGCAGATAGCGGTCAATACGACCCAGGCCGAGCAGAACCGGGCCGAGGCTACTAAGCTGTCGGTCGAGGCGCAACTGATGCCCCGCGAAATACAGGCTAAGATAGCGAGTAGTCTCACGACTAACTTGCCAAATGAAGATGCTGCAAATTCACGCGAGTTCGACAAAAGAGTGAAAATTGCCGAGTTGATGCTCAAGGAAGCGGACATCAATAACAAGGGTAAGATTGTCGAACTGCAAATGCAAAAGGGGTAAAAAATGGCAGCAGTAACGATCAAGAGCAGTGCCATAGCAAGTGCTGGCGCGTTGGACTTACAGACCAACGGCACTACCAGCGCGCTAAGTCTAAGCACCGCTCAAGTAGCAACTTTGGCTGGGGCTGTAGTAGGCCCGGTAACAGCGACTGTATTTAACACCACTAGCACAACGGTAAACGCCTTCGGCGCAGCGACAGCGGTAAACATAGGCGCGGCCACCGGGACGATGACGGTGGCCAACACCACGCTGGCGGCCAAGGCTATCACCGCCAGCACCACGCTCAATGTCACCGGGGTCGCAACGCTGGGCAATGGCGCCGTCCTGGGGACGCCGGCCAGCATGACGGCAACCAACATCACAGGGACGGCGGCGGGACTGACGGCAGGGGCTGTAACTGCTAATGCCAACCTAACTGGCCCAATTACATCTGTAGGCAACGCAACCAGCATTGCAAGCCAGACAGGGACTGGCACCACCTTTGTGATGAACACCAGCCCCACGCTGGTCACGCCTGCACTTGGGACGCCTAGCGCATTGGTTGGGACGAACATCACAGGAACTGCGACAGCATTTACCGCAAGCAATGTGACGACCAACGCCAATCTGACTGGTGGCGTTACATCAGTTGGCAATGCCGCTACTGTCATCACTAACGCCAATTTGACTGGCGCGGTTACTTCAGTTGGGAACGCCACATCGTTGGGATCATTCAGTTCGGCCAATCTTTTGGGCGCTCTTACTGATGAGACAGGCACAGGATCTGCCGTATTTGCGACGAGTCCGACCCTGGTCACGCCTCTTCTTGGGACTCCAACAAGCGGCGTTCTAACCAACGCTACTGGCCTGCCTTTGACTACTGGCGTGACAGGAAACCTACCAGTCACCAATCTAGGAAGCGGAACATCAGCATCAGCATCAACCTTCTGGCGCGGTGATGCTAGTTGGGCAACACCAGCCGGTGGTTCACCAGGCGGCTCTACAACTCAAGTCCAGTACAACAACGCCGGGGCATTTGGCGGCATTACAGGCGCTACAACCAACGGCACAGCATTGACTCTTGTTGCTCCTGTGCTTGGCACTCCAGCAAGTGGAGTGGCAACCAACCTTACTGGCCTGCCTCTGACTACTGGCGTAACAGGCACTCTGCCAGTAGCCAATGGCGGCACAGGGCTAACAACAACGCCTGCTAATGGCGCTTTGGACATTGGTAACGGCACAGGTTTTACCCGAGCAACATTGACTGCTGGAACAAATATTACAGTTACTAACGGTGCGGGTAGCATTACCATTGCTGCCTCAGGTGGCGGGGCTTCTGCCGCCACAGCGACTGCACTTGGGACTGTTTACGCTAGTCAAACCACATCTGGTGGCACTCCGTTTCTGACTGCTTTTGGGTACAACGCTGGTGCTGCTACCACCGGGGTCTCTAACACATTTATGGGCGTAAGCGCAGGCGCGTCAAACACCACAGGGACTACTTCAGTTGGCATTGGTCATCAAGCACTATTTTCTGCCACCACATCTTTAAGCAATGTTGCGATAGGTTATCAAGCCGGATATAACTGCACCACAGGTATTGGCGAGAATATTGCCATCGGTTACAAGCCACTCTGGTCGAATACCACAGGAAAATACAATCTTGCTATTGGTACAGATGCTTTAGGACTTATGGTATCCGGTGAATCCTGTACTGCGCTAGGTTATGGAGCGTTATCTAAAGCTACGGCCAGCAACAATACTGGGCTTGGGAATAGCGCTGGCCGGGATATAACGACTGGGACTGGAAATTGTGGATTGGGACAAAATGCGCTAGTATTTTGTACTACCGGCGGTGGAAATACACTTATTAACCCGCTAAATAATGCTGGAAGTTATGTTCCAATTTTTGCAGTAACTACTCAGAATGATAGATTCTGTGCTGGATCAACTGCCGTTACAAATGCGTATGTTCAAGTAGCATGGACTGTAGTCTCCGATGCGCGAGACAAAATGAACTTTGCGCCTGTACCGCATGGATTAGATTTTATAAATCAACTTAATCCTGTATCGTTTCAGTTTAAGAAATCAAGAGAAATTGACGAGCCAAATGGTAGATTAAGGTACGGATTTAAGGCTCAAGAAATTCTTGCGCTTGAAGGCGCTAATCCAATAATAATTGACAATGAAGATGAAGAAAAGCTACGCTATAACGGCGAGGCATTAGTGCCGGTGCTGGTGAAAGCATTGCAAGAACTGAATGCAAAATTTGATGCTTATGTTTTAGCCCATCCATAAAGAAACCGATATGACTACTTTCACCACCACCATAAAAAATATGTACACCATGCCTCAAGTTGAGGGGCAGACTGATGTAGTAGTCAATGTTTCATTCGAAATATATGGTGTTGATGGGCAATACAACGCCAAGGTTGGAGGTGACCAGCAATGTACTCTGACGCCGGGCCAAGCATTTACACCGTATGACCAACTCACTCAGGATCAAGTTATCAGTTGGCTTGACCCGCAGCTAATAAGCAATTTACAGGCTTGCGTGCAGGGTAATATAAACAGCCTGATTACGCCAACTGTCTCTCCTACCAACCAAACATTGCCTTGGTAAAAATGTGCAACGGCAACTGCAACCAAGGTAGGAACTGCGTTTGCCGTAAGCCGACAGATGAGACACCGCTATGGATAAAGTTCTACAGAAGTATTACGAGGATCGTTTTGATCTTTTCATCAAGACAGGGTGGACGGATCTGATGGAGGATGTTGATGCTATGATAGGGTCGTTGAACAATGTCTCTAGCATTGCGGATGAAAAAGATCTACAATTCAAAAAAGGGGAGTTGTCGATCCTTATTTGGCTGAAGAACCTCAAGCAGGCCAGCGAACGAGCATACGAGGACTTGAATGAAACGAATGTTTGAATTTGCCTGCGAAAGTGGGCATAAGATTGAGCGGTATGTCATTTATGAGATGAAGACCGTTCAATGTGAGTGTGGTGGGCAAGCCCATCGCACATTGCAGGCGCCAGCTTTCAGACTGGAAGGATGGTCAGGCTCATTTCCGTCATCGTATGGAAGATTTGAGAAGAGCCATATGGACAAGCTGAAAGCAGAGCGAAAACTCCTATAACCTTAAAAAGGCAGGAACACGATATGTTGATTGAAAAAGAAGATGAGTTGCAGAGCGAAATCGAAGTTGAAGAAGCCAAAGAGTCTTCGTTACCGGAAAAGTACCGGACAAAAACGCTAGACGAAGTTGTGCGGATGCACCAGGAGGCTGAGAAGCTGATCGGAAAGCAAGCGCAAGAAGTAGGCGAAGTCAGAAAACTTGCAGATGAACTCATTAAGCAGAACCTTTCTTCCAAACAGCAACCTGTCAAAGAAGAGCCAGAAGTAGATTTTTTTGAGAACCCACAGAAGGCGGTTCAGAGTACGATTGATAGACATCCAGATGTGATCGCGGCCCGACAAGCGGGACAAGATTTCAAAAGGATGCAGATCCAGCAGCGGCTGGCGCAAGACCATCCAGATTTTACGCAACTCGCGCAAGATCCGGGCTTTTTGAACTGGGTGAAATCCTCCCCTGTTCGTTTGGGTCTTTACGCTAAAGCCGATGGTGAGTTTGACTTTGATTCGGCCAATGAACTGCTGTCTACCTACAAGGAACTTCGGGGCGTTAAGGCCAAGCAAACTGAGACTGCTGGTGAGCAGATCAGGCAGCGAAGCATGAAGGCCGCAGCGGTTGATACGGGTGGAACTGGTGAGAGTGGAAAGAAGATCTATCGACGGGCTGATCTAATTCGGTTGAAGATGACCGACCCGAATCGGTATGATGCCCTGAGCGATGAGATCATGGCGGCGTATCAAGAAGGTCGCGTTAAGTAACTTTTTGGAGATTTAATCATGGCATTTCCTACCCCTTCGGTAACCGTAACTACTGCGGCTACCTTTATCCCCGAGATTTGGTCTGATGAAATTGTTGCGGCGTATAAGAAGAACCTAGTTCTTGCTAACGCTGTTATGAAGATGTCGTTTAGGGGCAAGAAAGGTGACACCGTTCACATTCCCGCTCCCACACGCGGCGCTGCGTCGGCCAAGGCTGCATCCACGGCGGTTACGCTGCTGGCGGCTACTGAGACTGAAGTCACCGTGTCCATCAACAAGCACTATGAGTACAGCCGCTTGATCGAAGACATCGTTGAGGCACAGGCGCTAAACAGTCTGCGGCAGTTCTATACCGCTGATGCTGGTTACGCTCTTGCTAAACAGGTCGATACTGATCTGGTACAGCTTGGTCGTAGCTTTAACGGCGCTGCTGGCAACAATACCTACGCTACCTATGCTTTCATCGGTGGTGACGGTACTACGGCCTATGTCGCTGGCTCGAATAACGAATCGGCTCTTACCGATGCAGCTATTCGTCGCACGATTCAACGCCTGGATGACAACGATACCCCGATGGACAATCGCTTTTTCCTGATCCCTCCATCTAGCCGTAACACGCTGATGGGCCTTGCTCGGTATACCGAACAGGCGTTTGTGGGCAACGGCAATGCGATTCGCAACGGTGAAATCGGCCAGTTGTACGGCATCCCAGTCTTTACTTCGAGCAACTGCGATACCACCTCCGGTAGCGCCAGCGCCCGTGTATGTCTGATGGGACACCGTGACTCTATGGTGCTGGTTGAGCAAGTCGCGCCTCGTTCGCAAGTACAGTACAAGCAAGAATACCTTGCTACGCTGTTCACTAGCGATACGCTGTACGGCGTTGCAAACCTCCGTAGCGCCAATTCGAGTGGAGCGGCTCTGTCTGCTTCGGCCTTCGCGCTGATCGTACCAGCCTAATTGACTCCCCCCACTTAACGGTGGGGGGTTTCTTTCTTTTTAAGGAGAAATCAAAATGGCTGCTGCTACCGCTGTTACCTCACGCCGAGGTACTGACACCTTTCGGGGTCTTTTTTCGGATACTTGGTCTGTTACGGCCACACTTGACGCATCATCTCTTCTTGACGGTGGTGGCGAAACAAACACCATAGCTGTCCCTGGCGTTAAGCTGGGTGACATCGTGCTGAATGTTTCAATGGGTGTTGATGTATCGGGCATATCTGTGACGCCGTATGTAT